AAAAACTATCGATGCTTTTTTCTCACGGATGTACTCCTCGATCTTATCGAGATCCCAATCTTGGGTATCTTTAAAGCTTATGAGACCTCTATGGCGAGCTTGGAATATTACCTTAGCTTTTTCGGTATCCTCGAGTATCTCTTCTTTAGTAAGTCCGGTGGCAGAGGAGTAGGCTCGAACAACTGTTCTCCTAGTAGCTTCCTCATTACCTAGGATCACTACTCGATGCCCTTGATCTACAAATCCACCGGGGGCTAGGGCTAAGCTGCATACAAAAGCAGTTTTACCCGCATTCGACATAGCGAAGATAATTCCAAATTCAGTTTTCTGGATCCCGTAGACATGGCGAGACAAGGTTTCGATATTGAACTTAGCCCGATTGGTATTATCCATGTCGTGTTTTAGATCATCGATATCTAATGTTGTGTCTGGGCCAAACTGATCCTCGATAAACCCCTCACTGTATTGCTCAAGCATCTCCTGAGCTTTCTTGAGTGCGTGAGGGTTACCTTCAGATATCTCGAGCCCTATATTGGCTACTCTCTTACCTACATCTCTTTGCCAGAGTTTGTTGATAACATCCGAGGCTACCGAAGGACTATATTCCTCTTCAAGATCGACTAAGGATATTACGTCCTCAATGTCTGCTTTCTCTGCTCGAGTAGATACAGGGTTTTCTGTCTCCCATATCTTATATAGCTCTTTACAAGTAAGATCGTGTTGGTAGGTTTCGTGAGCTGCCGTAAGTACTGTGTATAATGATCTAATTTCATCAGCGAATAATTTACGATTTAATTTGCCCTTATTCTGCTCATAGAATTCATAGTTTAATAGGGACTTTAAAATTGATGTATCTAGCATGGTCACCTTGTTAATTTCCGTTAGGTGATTAATAGATACATTAGTATGAACGAAAAATAAACCCCCGATTTTTAGTCGAGGGCTTTTATCTTATCCGGTTCTTATTTTGAGCTTCCGGAGATCTGGCTTGGCATCTCCACGCCTCTCCTTAATATCGCATTGATAATAGGAAACTCGATTGTTTCCTCGTACCAAAGTGTTCATTGCTTCTTCTAGTCGCTTTTGCTCTTCGGCAGCTTCCATATATCCACCGGGCAACTCATAATCTATGAGAATTAAACCTCGTGCTTTCATAATCTCGTGTTCCTTGTAAAAGTTTATTTTCCTATACTTAAAATGTCTTTACCAAACACAAAGATGGTGGGGCAAGGGCTGGGTGAACCCATGACGATACTCTTGTCCTAAACATACATATTAAGGAATCTGCACATATTTTTTGCAATATCTGTACTGAACTTCTATGATGCTTACCTCTTCTTGAACTAAGATAAGCCCCAGTATACCCTGTTATATCCCTAGGATATCCTGAGCTCTTACGTGTCCTACACATTTAAGATCCTCCTCCAGAAATACAACTTTAACATTTACTCTTCCTTCTAACCTTTCTTTAAGGTTAATAGATTTTCTACTTGCGTCCTTATCTAGTGCAATAATTACACGATCAAAAGTGCATAACTCAGACTTCTGTTGTTGGCTTAGCACAGTGCCTAGCAAAGCACAACCAGAACAATTGTGAAACAGACTAGCTACACAGGCAGAGTTTACGTCTTCAACAACTATGGCAGTATCTCCTGATCCTACCCTTAATATTCCCTCTATTCTTCCATATTGTTTCCATTTAGGAAGATCTCCCACTAATGATCTACCTACCGCTCCAGCACCCTCTTGAGAAAAGAATAACACTCTCTTTTCTGCCGGTGCGTATTCAACTCGTATCAAACCTTTTTCATACGCCTCGATACTATTGTTGTCCTCAAGATATTTTAAAACGGCAGGGTGGTATTGAGGGGAGGATAGGAGTGTAGGTATTTCCAATAAAGATTTTGTTTGTGTAGTAGATACACCATTAAGTTTCCGGCGTAGAGTAGCGGTAGACATACCTACAGACTTAACTCCTCTTACCCCACAACTTATCTTAAAACAGTGCCATAATTTACGTCCATCTTTAATTGCTATACCTAATGTTTTACGGCCTCCACAGAAGGGGCAATTAATATTTATCCCGTGTCCTTCTTTAACTATAATATTATCGAGCATTTCAATTTGTTCACGATAGCTATACATCACATCCTCCTACCTGTACTAATACCTTAACAAAATGCGTAGTTAGTTGTCTATAGAATAAAGTGTCTGTAAGTTATTGATTTTATTAACTGCCAACAACCCTGAAGGTCGTAGGTTCAAATCCTACTCCCGCAACCAAGCCTGATAAATAAGGCAAATACGGCGCCAAATAATTTTCATTCTATTTTATTCTTCATTATTCCTTGTTTTAGACATCTTAAAAATGAAACTACATTAGTTAAGTGGTCTTGTTCATTTTAGCTCTAACCATAGCCCTTCCTATTTCGGATTGATCTAAACGTCTGATTATAGCGCGGCGAGGAGGTATAAATTTCTCATGATCCTCGAGCTCGAGTCGGCTTTCCTTTTCAGCTTTGTTCATGCAGGAGGTTAGAGAACCTTGCATCACAAACATTTCTTTATCGTACAGTTCAAAAACATCTTCCCAGACATCATCATAAGGGAGAGATCTTACAGTCCAACTTCTCCATCGGTAGGTAATAAATGTTTTACGAGTAGATTCCTTTTTCCATTCTTCCATGCGTGAATAACCTTCTATCTATAAATGTTATTGGGATAATAAAGCGAGCCAAGAAACAGGAAATAATTTTTCCATATCTTTACTGATCTGATCAGCAACAATTCTTGTCTCTTCTTGTGTGTCAGGCTTACATCGGAGGCTGCACATATCTGCAAAAGCATCCAAACTTCCGCTCCACCACCATTCAGTCATCATACTTTGAGGTAGTACTATTCGAGCTTGCTCTGGGCAGACGCCGTGGCTAATGAGGGTCTCATAAGAAGCCAGTTGTCTGCACCACTGCATTTCCTGATCCATATGTATATGTACTACACCCTCACTTCCCTGCTTTTTATCTTCGGATCTTCCACGCCATTTACTAGGCTCATAAAACTCAGGTTTTGTATCGACATAGCGGCGTGATATTTCGTTCCACCTAAGAAACTTATGCTTAACTAACTGCCGAGCTACGAACACAGGAGCTTTAACATGAAAGGACACAAACGAATGCCCAAAGGGTGACATATGTCTATGCTTCGCCAGATATTTTATCAGGTTTTTATCTGTATCATGGATCACAGGAATGCTGGGATCATCACCAATTTTAGTGTAGCCCAGAGCTTCCTTCTCCTTACCAAACGATACGCGAGCTGCATTCACAACTGATAGATCTGAACCCATGTGGTCTTTATATGTTACTTGTATCAAAACGGAGGCTCTCCATTTTCATCTAGGGTGGGCATCTTAAATGAGAAATCTCTGTCATTTAGATCTTGTGTTGGCACAACGGTACTTTGGTTATTCTGTACTCCGAGAGTGCTTAACTGTTCTTCCAGCCACGCTGGGATCGATTTTTCGTAGTTCATCTCGTTCTGCTTGAATTAGATCTATCAACCGCTCGATGAACACATGAGATGGTTTACCAAACAATCGTAAACATTCCTTCTCAAGTTCTTTGCGCGCGGTATTTATTTCCATCAAGACTCTCCTATTAAAATTTCCATACGGGTTAAGGCAGCTGCAAGATCAATACTGTTGGTAACAGCTACCTGATTTACTAAATTTCCCTCTTGATCCTTTAGGCTAACCGTACAGAGGGGATGCTCTTTAGTGTCGGCTTGAGCGATAACAACTGTATGGTCACCTAAAGGTAAGAAGATTAATTTTACTGCCGGCGTCATTAGCCCCATGCCTTTTGCATGGCAGACTGTGCCGTGGCTTGAGATCTCTTTACATACACACTGACCATCTCTCGACTTTTGTGTCCGGTCACGCTCATGATCTGATCCTCAGTACACCCACTGTCGGCTAGTTTTGTGGTTCCGGTGCGGCGAAGATCTCCTATGCGTAACTCTTTAGGTAAACCCGCCTTTGCTTTTATCTTCTTAGCAATCTTACCGTAGTCCCATTGGGTATATGATTTACCAGTGACCTCATATTTTAGAATGGTTTCCCAAGAGTGTCCTTCGGGAAATAACTGAGCATGAAACTCATTAAAACGATCCCTCAATATTGGAGGGATAGGGATATAGACTTCTGTGTCGGTCTTTTCTTGCCGAAATTCAAATGTATCTTCTTTTATATGACCCCATGTAAGTGAACGTATATCCCCGGGCCTTTGACACATAGTATAACACATCAAGGCTAAGGTTCCCATCGAGTGAAGACCCATCTCATCCGCTGTACTTATAAAAGTATCTACTTGAGTTTGTGTCCAGATAGTTTCCCTAGGATCTATTCCTTTTATAGCAGAATGGCGCCAAGGATTACCTGATATGAGACCATCATTTTCCCCTACTACCCAGATAAGTTTCATTACTTTAACTGTATGCAGGGCTCGATGATGGCTAAAATTTGCCCTGACATGAGCTATAAAAGTCTGTACTGTTTTTTTATCTATAAGGCGCGCTTCCATATCACCAAAAGCAACAGGAGAAAAAGGTAGTATAGTATTGAGAGCTGTATCTATCATCAACTCATACGAAGCTACACTTCTTGGTTTAAGATTAAAATATTTTTCTGAAGATCTATACGATTCTACCAGTTTTCTAACAGATCCAGCTGATACTACTTTAGTTTTTCTGTTATTACGGGTGTGTGAAGCATACTTAGCCTGTACTTTTAGGGAGTAAGCTCGAGCATCTGCTAAACTTTCAAAGCTCTGGGCTCGATCTAGTGTTACAGCCTCAATATATGGAGGTATGGCAATGAAATGATTAATAGAGCCATCTTTCCGCCGTACTTTCTTATAATATTTAATGTTTAACTTGTTCTTCATGGTCTGTTACCTCAGTTAGTTGCACTATTAGCACATTACTAAGGTAGTAGTCTCATATCAAGCCCCTTAATGTAAATAATTACCCTTTACAAAGGTAACTAAGGTGTGTACCCTGCGAGGGTCTTTGCCCCGAGCCAAACCCTAAGAATCTATTTGTTCTCGAGTTATGGCTAACCATGTATCATCGGTAACAACCGAATCGGTAGAGCATACAAATAAGCCTGACATCTTATCTATAGTAATTACATCTAAACTTTTATGATTTTCCATAGCCTTACAGGCATCTAATAGAGCCTGAGCAAGTTCTTTAGCAGTGTGTTGGGTGTATACTATCATCAATATCTCCTGTGCGTGAATCTAGTGTTATACTATATCATTCCATTATACTACAAAAAAGTACACTATATTGTTTGACTTACCTTAGTAGTTACCTTAACATAGCACTTGAGCAATACGCTCGTTAACTTCCTCCCTGTACTAGCCCCTGATGTAAATACGCATTGGGGGCTTTTTTTGTTATAAATAAACTTCCTGCGCGTGAACCTATAAGATCATTACCTGTGTATAACTCTTAGTTATCTATGTGTAAGTATATATAAACATGATGTATAAGAGACAATTATTTTTTTCAAAAGATCCTTAACAAATGTATTTCTTAATGTATTTTTAATTGACCATATTAAAAATCGGGGTTAATTAAGAGCTGCAGCACTGACCAGCTGCGGAATAAAACATTAACCTAACGGAGAATAAAAATGTTAAATTTGTTAAATACGACCGGTAGCAATACCAAAATAAAAAAGAGCACCAAGGGGAGCGGTTATAAGATCGCATCTCTTTCGTTAGCTCCAGATGATATAATTTGTATAAATCGGAAGGCTGCAGAGTGCGATAAAGATTGCCTATTTAAATCAGGCCGAGGAACATTTGCTAGCGTGATGAAGGCTCGGCGCCGGAAAACTAAACTCTGGCATCAAGATCGAGCTCTCTTTCTTACTACATTAGATAAAGAGATCCGGAGGCATATTAAATCAAGTAATACTGCCGGCTTAATCCCAGCAATAAGATTAAATGTTATCTCTGATATTGATTGGGAGAGTTACGGGATATTCGATAAATATCCGGAGCTGGTAGGTTATGATTATACCAAAAGACCGGAGAGGCTCGGCAATACTCCAGATAATTATCAGCTAATGTTCTCTTATTCTGGAGCTCCTAATTATCAAGAGATGGTCAAGAAAGCTTTCAAAACAGATACCCCGATCTCAGTAGTATTTAGAGGAGGGTTTCCCAGCCATTTTATGGGGAGAGAGGTTATAGATGGAGATCTTTCAGATCTATTTAATCTTAAAGCTAAAAATAAAATTGTAGGTTTAAAGCTAAAAGGGGGCAAGGATATCCAGCTCTCGCAATCTCCCTTTATTGTAGACAATCCCGAGCTCCTAGAGGTGGCAGCATGAAACAGGCTATTATTAAAATAACGCAACGGATGCTTAATAAAAGCATTATTGACGCCAATAAATCTGTGATCGAATTCGCCAAGGATCATTTACCGGTTAACTATGAGGATATTGGCAACGGAGAAAAGATAGCAATCGAGGCTATATTCGAGGATGGTAGTGATAGCGAGATCAGGCTCTATCGGAGGCCTCGAGGGGATAGGCTGCTAAGTATAAAGAACCTCAAAAAAAGAGCTAAGGCCGGCGATACCGTTACCTTATCCGCTCCCTTTTATACCGGTCACGCTAATTATCATATTATGATCGGAGTTGCATCATGACTATTTGCCCAGATTGCGAGCCAGTGGAAGATATTGTTTTCTTTAGGGGAACAAAAACCACTAATGGGATGCTGGCTAATGCGCTAGATG